GCCCACTTCGCAATATCTCCGGCAAAGACTCCCACATTGCAGCTAGTCAATTTTTTATACATAGCGGGCCATTCCTTGACAGGATTGCACCCAACCATTATACCGTTACGGTCCCTATTTTCCATTATATACTCGACAAGACTACCAAAATATTTTTTCATTAGCACCTGATGTTGTATAGTACCAACTCGAAAACTCCTAGGAACACCACCTTTCTCTTTATTGCGCAGTTCATCTTTTAAAGCTTCTACCCAATAAAAATAATGCCACGGCGGAGAACCATCCAATATCCCGCCCACAATTTCATCTAAATTATCTCTCAACTTGGGTGTAAAAGAATGGTTTTCAAAATCAACAAACTCACTTTTATCTTGCGAATTCCCAAAACCATTACTAGATTTTTTATTTAAGCCCGCCAACAAAGGAGTACCAAAAACTACTTGTTTTTCGTTTAATACATAAGGCTTAAAATCTCTCAATTCATCTAACAGCCACTTTTTACCAAATTCAATGTGTACAGACGGAACAAAAGTAGTTTCACCAAATGATTTTTTAGCAACATCCTTTATCGTATGTTTTCCGTAAACTTTTAAATTGGCAGGCTCCCTATCAACAGGGAAAATACCAAACAACTCGGTCGGAACTAAGTTAGAATTAGAACCAACATGCACACTACTTTTCTGTTCTAGCTTTATTACACTCGAACTAGGAATAATTTTATCGCTCATCGAACCGATGAAAAATTGTTTATCGGCCTCAAAAACACGATTAATATCGAGTATTGTTTCTTCCGAAAATATTTTAGAAACACCGATTCCAGTCGAAGCATTACCCGCAACATGAAAACCTACTATACTAGTTTGATCCATTAGAACTGAACCACACAATCCGGGCGCTCTAAAAGGATAAAAGCAATCACTAGTTTCTATCTTATGTTTATGCTCATTCCACCCACGTCGCAAATTAGTGGTATAAACAACTCCCGCAGTTTTAAGACATCCTGCGAGAGGGGTCCCTATAGCAACACAACCGGCTGGAGTTATTAAATTTAATAACTCTTTGCCAGTATTAGCATGCTTTAAAAAATGCGATATATTGGGGAAAACTGTAGCCAAATTTCTTGGAAGCTCTATAATAGCCACGTCTTCAATCAAATTTTCATATATGACTTCAAACCTCAACTTATCTAACAAACAATGGGAATATTTGTCATCTTGAAAGACGCTAACGTGAGTCGCGTCTCTCAAAGTATGGGAAGTAACTAAAATATTATGACCTGAAACTAAACCTATACTATTAGTGCAACCGTCATCACTATAAAATTGAACAAACTTCAAATGTTTAATAACTTTAGAGTGACAAGTAGAGATACCTTTTGGATCACTAACAGCTAAAATTTTTGCCAATTCACTCTCTGAACTAAAATTATTGGCACTATTATTATTGCTTGAGAATTTAGCAAAACCTATTTCTACCAATACAAATAAAATGGCCGTATACACGACTACATACAGTAATAAACTCATCCAATCTATATCATGGATATACTCCAAAATAGAAGCCATAGTTTCTTCCAAAAAGTTTTTAAGTACAAAACTAAAATAACTAACATAAAATCCATATTTCCCAACAATAAACGTGTCTCCTTCCGGAGAATAAGTATCTACAAATTCGGAATTTTCAATCACTGGCACTCGCTTAGGAACCATATTTTGATTAAAGCTATAAATTGCCGACAATTTGGAACCTACAACATTCTTATCATGAGTTGACGTCTCATTCAAATTCCTATTTTGTTTCTGAATAAGCTCCATGATAGTTATGATAGAAGACATCCATTCTCCGAGCTTGAGTTTACTTTCTGGATCGTCTCGGGATACAGTAATCTTTCTATAATTAAAGGATTTATCAGGGTGCATTTTTGCAAACGCTACTCTTAAATGCGGGTGAACGTCATTAATAAACCTTCCATCAGTCTGGCTAGAATGCGGATCTCTACTACGCAATCTTACTGTACCATCATATCTACCATTCACAAATTTGATATCACGAAAATCAAAGACATGAGCTCTACGCCATAATGCTTCAATGTTACTAATACCATCTTGTTTCGTCAAACCATGCAAATTCATAAAACAATTAGTAGTGGCCAAAATTATATCACTAGAAAAGAATTTTGTATCTTTAAGATCAGCGCTGGCACAATCCAAAGGAAACTTAACCTCGGACACCATATTAATAATAGAGCGCCATTGAGAAATTCCTTGTTGCCCAACATCATCCATATAAAACACTTCTTCATCATTATAAGAATCATAAAAATCTTTGCCATCGTTAATATCGCGAACAATATGGGCATATTTAGTTTTACCTAAGAGATCAACTACATAATTCATAGCGACAGATTTCCCACAACCGGGTTCACCTTCAAACACAAAACACGAAGGCTCAACTCTACCACTATTTCCATAAGAAATAACTCTCTTCAAAACTCTATTGAATTCCATATGAACGCCATTTACTGTGGCCGATCTCTTGCACCAATCTAATAGATTAGAGTCTTTAATTTTACCTCCCAAACGCAATACGCGCAACCTCCAAATTTCTTGAATCATAACACGCGGCTTCTTTTTGACCTCTTCAACAATTTCTTGCATCTCCGCCAACAACACGTGCAAGGAATTACTCTCACAAAAATCAAAAACCTTTGCACACGTTTTCTCTACTACTTCAGGGATAGAAACATATTTACCAATCTCTTGTTTCAACCACTTAATGGCGTCTATCACAACAACCACTAACTTATGAAAACCACTAACGTCATCGCTAAATTTAGCGGAGGAAAACAATTGCAATCTCCTAATTATTTCAAACAAAGGGGCAGGTAACAACATTGAAATCGATGCCATACAAACTTGTTCCAACATCTCAGCTTTCCAAGTTGGTTCTGAAATCATAAGATAAAAATCAACTAGTAAATTTATAAGAGATGCCACCGATGATCCACGCTGTAAAACGTCCATACTTTGCAACACAAATTTCAAAATATACAAAATTCGCCTAGTATTCAAATTATGGACTGCTTTACTTGCTGTTCGCAGTGCGGAAGCCACACTTACCAAAAATTTAACATCTGAGTATACGCTCGCTAACGTACTACCAAAACTTTCAGCTACAAACGTTTTAGTAAGTAACTTCTCAACTGTTCGGCGGTTATTGCTTAAACCTACCAACTTAATCTTACCCCAAGACGTAATATGAACAGGATAATCACCCTTCATAAATGCCTTCTTACAAACTTGATTTAACACATTAGTGTTGATATAATAATAAAAATATTTAACGTTTTTAACTTGTTTATCTTTTTTATCGTAACTCATCATATTTCCACATTGACTCGAAACTCTAACACGTAACAACGCATCTCAGGAATTTCAAACTGGCTAACACTCTTACTTGTGTTGCATAATAATACACTCTGTTACGCTCCATTGCACATAATCACACGTTTAATGATTATAGCAAAAGAACTTCAGGAAGTGAATATTATGAGCTAAAAGCTGCTGGTAGTTTAAAAGACTCATATGACACTCGTTAAAGAATTACACGAGGGCGAAGCTCATTTTTCCAAAGAAAAATCACTCCAGTTCGCACGTCATTATAAACGCACGCAACCAAAAAGAACACGAAAAGTATCAAAAATATCATAACAAATCAATTAAAACAGGTCTACATGAGTAATGTGCCTAACTGCATCTATCATTGTTACTAATCTCATCCAAATTTCGTAGAAAATAAAACAAAATGGTTTTAGGTAAAATACTAGAATAACCCCTCCAAACATCACACGCATGCAATGTCAGATAGCTCTAGGGAAAATCTC